CTTGCGGATCGCGGCCGAGCGGTCGGCACTGGGCGGGCACATATCGACGATCGTCTCGACGAGCTCTTGCGTCGCCGTGCGGATCTTGCCGTACCGGATCTGTTGCATCTCGGTCGGTGCGTGGTAGCGGCACACGCGGTGCGCCGGGGTGCTGGGTGCGACCATCTCTTGCTTCTCCTCGGGCTTCTCGACGCGGTGTGCGCCGCTTGACTTGCGACGCTCACGTCGCTCACGTCGTTCGGGCTTGTCCATCGTTCTCCTCCTGGGCCTTCTTGGCCTTCTTCCAACATGCCTTGCAGTCGTCGCGGCCGGGCTTCTCGCCGAGCGTCTGCGACTGCTCTTGGTTGCCGAGGAACATCCACCCACGGCACGCGGAGGTGATCGCGTCGCCTGGGAAGAAGTGCGCCTTGCGAGCGTTGATCGGCCACTGCCAACGGCCGCCGCTCATCGGACGATCGTGACCCGAGAGGCGGCTCTCGTGATTGCGGTGTAGAGCCACTTCGCCGCGTTCGCTCCGAAGCACCGGCCCTCGTCGACGACGAAGACCGAGCCCCACTGGGAGCCCTGGGCCTTGTGGCATGTGAGCGCGTAGCCGTAGTCGAACTCGTCGGCGTTGCGTCTCTCGAAGTAGGAGAGCTCCTTGCCCAGGAAGGGAGCAACGTGCGCGATCGAGTCGACGTGCTGGCCCTCTTCGCCCAGGAGGCCGAGAACGAGCTCGTCGCCGTCGATCTCCTGCACGCTCTCGACATCCCAGAGCGAGCCGTTGAGAAGTCCGAGCTCGTGGTTGTTGCGGAGGCACACGAGCCGATCGCCCACGACGGGGAGCGGGGTCTCGCGGCCGAGCACCTCCTCGCGGACGCGTCGGTTGATGACGCGCCGCGTGTTGTTCCGGCCGCATAGGATCTGATCGAAGGCCGCGATCTCGTGGATGTCGAACGAGCCCTTCGGTGCGACGACCGAGTCGCCGTACGTCCCGTCGAGGATGCCCCGGCCTTCCCTCACGGCCGTCGCGAGCTCGATCACTGGGGAGCCCGCCGCTTGCCGGTGGATCTCGGTGAGGAGCGTGTCGGGCGTGTTGTCGATGAAGAAGCCGCCGTCGGCGATCGGGGGAAGCTGCGCCGGGTCGCCGAGCACGAGGATCTTCGTGCCGAACGAGAGGAGATCCTCGCCCATGCGCTTCCCAACCATCGAGACTTCGTCGATCACGACGAGCGAGGAAAAGCGCACCTCCGAGTCGGGGTTGAGCGCGAAGGCCGGTTGCTTGAGCCGACGCTCCTCGACCGCGATGTCGCGAGCGAGTGCCCGGCACTTCGCCTCGTGCTTGAGGAGGTCGGCCTTCTCGACCTCGCGCATGAGCTCGACCTTGTACGTCTCGCGGAGCTCGACGAGGTCGACGGCCGACTTGTCCTTCGGGTTGTAGATCATCCGGTGGATCGTCGAGGCTTCGGCGCACCCCTTCTGCCGGAGGATGAGCGCGGCCTTGCCCGTGAACGCACCGAAGAGCACGCCGCCGCCTGCACGCTTCGCGCACTCGCGGGCGAGCGTCGTCTTGCCGGTGCCCGCGTAGCCGAAGAGGTGGTAGACCTGGGTCGCGGGATCGTCGAGCCAACGGTCGACGCCTTCGACCGCGGCCTTCTGTTGAGGCGACCACTCGATCTCGGTCGCGGCCGGTGCGACGAGTTGATCGAGGAAGTCGTCGGGTAGTCCATCGTGCATCGAGGGCCCCTTCCAGAGCGAGAACCGCGTGCGCCTTCCACCCCCAGCGGAGAAAAGGGGAAATGTGGAACCGGCCGAAGCCGGGAGGAGCCGGAGGTTTCCGGCGCACGCGATCGGTTGACCTAGAAGACCTCGTCGCCGGAGGCGTCGCCGTCGCCGGTGCCCTCGACGCTCTCGTACGCGCCGCGAGCCGCACCGGAGCGGATCTGCTTCTGGAACTGCTTCGCCGCGACCATGAGCGGGTTCGGCTCGCCGTCGATGACCGGCGCGATGAGCGACGCACCGACATCGTTGTCGACCGCGGGCTCGCACTTGAAGTTGTAGAAGTTGCCCTTCTTGTTCGAGTCGGGGAACGACGAGAGCCGCACCCGGTTCGCGAAGAGCGGCGGGTTGCCCTTGAACATCCGCAAGCGGTAGAGCAAGCCCTTGTAGACCTTGATCTTCGTCGAGGTGAACGGGATCATGACGAACGCGCTCGGCTCGGTCGCGTCCACGTCGTCGAGCAAGAGCCCGAAGATGTAGAAGGTCTCGACGAGCTCGGTCTTGTCCTCGGTCGGGAGCTTGCCGAAGGCACCGCTCTCGGCCGCGGCCGCCTTGCACGCCTTGACGATGTCCGAGTCGATCTCGTGGATGCCGCGGAAGCCTGCGCCGCCGCCGCCGCCCTCGTCGCGGGGAACCCACTCGGTGAAGACGTGCGACGTGTCGCACGGGATCACGACGAGGCCCTCGCCGCCGTCGAAGAGCTCCTTCGTGACGGTGTTCATGAGGAGACCGGCTTCGGCTCCCTCGATCTGCTTCGCGTGGTTCTTCTCGCACTCGGGGGAGTTGGTCTGCAAGACCGTGAGGAACGGGATCGCGAAATCGCTCTGGTCGGTGTTCTCGTAGCCCGCACCGGCGTCTTCGCCGTAGTCGTAGACGGCCAGTGCGCCGACGGGCTTCTTCTTCGCGAGAGCCTTGCTCGTCGCTGCCTTCTTCTTCGCTGCCATGATGGGATGATTCCTTCGAGAGTTTGTCGCGGTTTCACGTCCCCGGGACATTGGACGGCCGAGGGTTTCCCCCCTCGACGCGGGATCTATTCCTTGACCGAGACCTTGGCGACCGTGTGCTCGTTCACGCCGAGGAGCTTCTCGGGCACCGCCTCGCCGTTCGCCCTGCGCTCACGCACCCACGCGCCGAGGGTCTGCGCGTTGACCGCGTACGTCGTCTGGACGTTCTCGAAGCCGTCCTCGTCGAGCTTCGCTGCGAGCTTCTTCGCTTCCTTCTCTTGGTGGATCGTGAAGTCGAGGAGGACGCGACGCTTGACGATGCCGCCGTGCCCGTGCTTGTCGAGCCACGCGACGGCCTTGAGGAGGTTCGCCTTCGTGACCGCTGCACGCACGAGCTTCTTGACCGAGAGCTTGAGGCCGGTCGTCGTGGCGAACTCGGTGACGCCGCACTGCGCCATGAGCGTAGGGATGTCGTTCTCGGCGATGCCGCGGAGCTTGTTCTTCTTCTTCTTGAGCTCGGCCTCGGCCTTCGTGACCTCGGTCTCGGCCTCGAACATGCTCTTCGCGAGCTCGGCGAGCTTGTGAAGATCCTCGGGTGCGGGGCCGTCTTGAAATGCCGAATAATCCGGCGCGGTCGCTTCGCTCATCGTGTCGCTCCTGTTGACCTGGGAAACCTGAGTCGCCATTTATACCAAGACTCGGATCAAAGCCAAGCCCTAATCGAGTCCCCCATGCAAAGGGCCGCCGTGGTGAGTTTCTTGCGGAGTGCGCCGATGATGTACTCGTCGATCGTGCGCTGCGCCGCGAGGTCGACGTAGAGCATCGACCGCTTCTGCCCGTACCGATCGGTGCGGCTCTCGGCCTGCAACCGCTCGCCGAGCTTGAAGCTCGTGTTGTAGAAGATGATGATGTTCGCGGCCGTGAGGTTGATGCCCGTCCCACCGGCCGCCGGGTTCGCGATGAAGACATCGACCTCGCCCCGCTGGAAGGCTTCGAGGTTCGCGAGCCGCTTGTCGTGCGGGATGCTCCCGTCGTAGATGACGTAGCTCAACCCCTGGGCCTTGCAGAGCTCGGCGATGTCCTGCACGTCTTGTCGGAACTTGGCCCAGACGACGCGCTTCCCCTCGGGGCACGACTCGAAGACCTCGCCGAGGAGCTTGAGCCTCGGGTTCTCCTTGCCGACCTTGCGGAGCGTCGCGTCGTTGTCGCTCGGGAGGTAGCCGCTCGTGATCTGTTGAAGCCGGAGCATCCGCGAGATCGCGAGCGCGGCCGTGAGCGTGTCGCCGTCGTCCAAGATCGTTTGGAACTCGTCGCGGATCTCGGCATAGACGCGCTTCTGCTCGGCGGTGAGCTCGAAGTACCGGATCGTGTAGAGCTTCTCGGGGAGATCGAGCACGTCGTCGCGCACGACGCGGGAACCGTATAGCGCGATCTGCTTGTTCAAGAGGTTGAGGTTCTTGAAGCCGACGCACTGCTCGAACTCCTTGCCGCCGCGGCCGAACTGCTTGACGAAGACGCCGAACGTCTGCTTGAAGGCGGCGAAGGTCGAGCACCCGAGAGCGTCCCACGCATGATGGTCGAGGAACTTGATTTGCGCGTACGCGTCGAAGGGACTGTTGTCGATGAGCGTGCCCGAGAGGATGCGCTTGACGGGTGCGTACTTCGAGCTCGCGAGGACGCGCTTCGTGCGAGCCGCGCCGGGGGTCTTCGCCATTTGCGATTCGTCGAGCGCGTAGAGGCACCGGAACTGGTTCATGAACTTCCGCACGAAGAGCGCGGCCTTCTTCGTCATGATCGCGTTGTAGCTCATGAGGAGGATCGCCGGGCCGTCGCGGTACGCGAGGAGCTCGGCCGCCTCGGCCGCGTGCCACTTGGTCGAGGCCCGTTGCGTCTGCCACGCGAAGACCTTCGAGCGTTCGAGGAGATCCGGCGGGAGGTGTAGCGGGAGCTCGTTCCGCTCCCAGTTGCGATGGACCCCATTTGGCGCGAGCACGAGGAGGCCGGTGATCTCTCCGGCGTCGTTCATCGCGACGAACGAGTCGAGCACCGGCTTCGACTTGCCGCACCCCATCTCCCAGAAGAGGCCGCGGTTCTCGTCGAGCCCGTGCTCGATGAGCTCGTCGCGTTGGTGGGAGAACGGGAGGGTCGCGGACCGGAACCCCGGGACGGGTTTCTGGTCGGGTTGTCTTGACTTCGCTGCCACGGGTGCCGGGCTCCTCTTCGCTGCATGACCGGCCGCGAGCATACACGGCGACGAAGACAAGACAAGTCCACGAAAGAACCCCTCCGGACCGAGGTCCGGAGGGGTATCAGGTTGCCGCTGGTCATGGCGACGTGAAAGGAGCCCGCCGGGGATGAGTCCGACGAACGAGTGAGATCCTACACGAGGAGGGGACACGAGGCGAAGAGCTCCGCCGACCTCGCCGACCTGGGTCTTGGCCGCGCCCGAGGTGGGAGGCCCAGGGAGGCCGGTCTTCCGGGCTTTCTCCGACTTCTCCTACCCCTCCTACCTAGAGAGGGGGTTGTGTTCTTGGAGCAACGCCGGAGGGGCCGCGTGTTGTGTTGGGGGACTTGATCGAGAGGTCGGAGGTCGGTGAGGTCGGCAAGAGCCCGACCTTCTGGGCTCTCCGCCTGCCGACCTTCGAGCCCCCAGGGGAGGTCGGAGGCCGAGGCCCCTAGACGCCCCAGGAGGCCCGTAGCGGGCTCCGAGCTCCGAGGCGTGTGCCGCGTCGCTCGAAGCCCTGCTCGCCTGGGAGGCGTGAGCGTGTGCGGTCTAGCCGCCCGCCGGGGGATCGACGGGGAAGACGGCCTTCGCCGCGTCGAGGGCCTCCTTGTGCCGGGCCATGTGCGCGGCCGCGGCCTCGTTCTCCTTGCGGGGGGTGTTGAGGGTCATCGTGATCCCCTCGCTCTTCCACGTCGACGATACTGTCTGCATCCGGATCTCCTCTTGCGCTTGTTCGAGAGAGCGAAGCACGTCTTGGTGCTTCACGAAGTTTGCCCCAGTGACGACGAGCGCGAGAGACACGACGGCGAAGATGAGGACGGTTCGTACCTGGGAGATCACTTGGGGCCGCGATCGGCGGCGTTAGCGGTGAGCGTCGCGAGCCGCACCTTGAGGTCGGTGAGCTCGGCCGTGAACCGTTCGCGGATGTTCACGTTCTCCGAGCGAAGAGCGCGGAGCTCGGCCGAGGTCTCGCCGGTGAACTTGGTGAGGACGCCCTTGATCTCGGTCACGTCGTTCGCGACCGCCTTGAACTGCTCGCCGAGGACCGACGTGCGGCTCTGCATGTTGAAGAACATCGTCAGATTCGAGACGACGACCGTCACGATGAGCACGACGATCGGGATGCTCACGCCCCACCGGGTCGAGATCACCGACATCGGCTCGGTCGTAGGTGCGGGAGGCTCGGGCTTCTTCTTGGGGGCGGTCATGGTGCTCATTCCTAGACGTACGGAACCCAGTAGGCCGCGTCGGCCGCGGCGGTGTTGTCTCGAAGGTATGCGAGTTGGATGAGACCCGTCGCGGTCTCGGAGTGTCGGAGCTCAATCGTGTCGCCCGCCGTCGTCGCCGGGATGATGCCGCTCGTCGCCGCGGCCGCGATTGCCGTGAGCCACGCGCCGCCGTTGACGCGGTACTGGATCACGTTCGCGAAGGCGGTTTGGATGCGGAGCGTGTGCGTGCCGGAGCTCGCCGTCGTGAAGACGTTCGAGACCCCCGCGGCCGCGTCGGCTCCCATGTTGAAGAGGCCCGTCAAGCTCGTCGCGGTGACGGTCGGGATGTCGATCGTGTACTCTTGCGTCGAGTCGAGCACCTCGGCGTTGTCGGTGTGCCTCGCGTAGACCCGGATGCGGAGCGAAGCGGGCACGGCCCCGGCGTTGTAGCGGAGGATCTCGACGAGGAGGGCCGTGACCGCCGTCGTCGCGTCCTCCTTGGTGTAGAGCACGACCGGCGTCGTCGCGTAGTCCTTCGTGAACTCGTACCGCATGACGAAGAGCGACGGCGTCGGGAAGTCTCCGAGCGTGGCCGCGTCGGCGACCATGTGCGAGACCTCGTCGTAGATGAGGTAGTCGCGACGCCGCACGGTGAAGTCGACGCCGTCGGTGTCCCAGGTTCCCGCGCCCGCTTCGAGGTCGAGGCTCGCGGGGTAGCTCAAGGTCGCCCCGTTCATCGTGTACCAGACCGGCGGGTACGGCCGACGCGACCGCTTGAGCATCGTGTTCGTGATGTCGCTCGCGTCGCCGATGTCGAGGAGCCCCGCGAGGCTCTTCGAGAGGAGCCTCGTCTTGACGACATCGCCCGCGACCCACGTCTCGGGCATGAGGTTCCCACCGGCCGAGAGAATCCAACACTCGTCGTCGATCGCGTGGTCTTCCTGCACCGTGTCGAGGGCCCCGCGGTAGACGGTGATGAGCTCAAGCTCGCCGCTGGTCTTCTGCGCGGCCGTGATGAAGATGAGCTCGTTCCCGATCTTGAGGAGGTTCGAGAGGTTCTGCCCGATCTGGTTCGCCGAGAGAGTGAGCTCAAGCGAGTCGTACATGAGGTCGAGGTCGTCGGGGTCGGCCTTGATGACGAACGTCGTCGCCGGGTTCCACGGGACCGTGTTGCTCTTCGTGAGCGCGGCCTTGAGCTTGCCGATGTAGACGAAGCCGGTCGAGTCGCCGGTCTTGAGGTACGTCGATCCGGTCGTTGCCCAGGAGTCGAAGCCCGACTCGGCTCCCACGCGCCGAGCTCCGCACCATATCCGAGCCTCTTCGGGGGTCGTGTTGACGCGTGAGGAGAACGCACGCGGAGCCTCGAAGGCCGTCTCGTACACGAACGCGAGGAGCGTCGCGAGCGGGTCTTCCCACCCGCTGCCGGGCACGTTCGAGAACGCACCGATCGCCGCCCGGAAGATGTCCTCGACGAGGTCGAGACGCACTTCGCCCTCGGTGAGGCTTCCGAGATCGACCGCGGCGACGCGCATTTGGAAGTCGGAGACGCCGAGGTCGTCGTCGTTGAGCTCGACGATGTCGCCCATCTCGGTATCCCAGAAGGTGCGGTCGACGATGACCGACGCCTTCGCGAGCGGGTAGCTCTGGGTGAGGAGCTCGCGCCACGCGAGGTCGTTCGCAAGCTGCGCGTCCTTGACGCCGGGGTAGCGGATCTGGGCCCGCACGTTCTGATCTTGGACGCGGATGTTCCCGAGATCCTGGGCACCGGCGAACGTCTGCTTGTACTCGTCGGCGCGATCGTTGAACTCCAAGAGGAGTTGGTTGACCGTGCCGTCCCACGCGCCACGCGTGAAGTTTTCGAGCTTGATGAGGTTGCCCTCGTCGATCACCTTCGGCGTACCGGGCTGGATCGCCGCGGGGAGGTCGGCCGTCGGCCGGATCGGCTTGACGGTCCAGAGGCCGTCGATCTGGGTGAGCGTAACGACCGCGTCCATCTGCTCGGCGACGAGTCGCAAGAGGTCGGTCGCCTCTTGCTGTTGGTCGAGGATCATCGAGAAGCCGTTGCCCTCGTCGAAGAGGAGCTTCGCGGTCCAGTAGACCGAGGCGATGTCGATCTCTTCGTTCGTGATGCTCATCCCCCACTCGGTGTTGTGGAGGATCTCGTAAAGCACGAGCGCGGGGTTCGCGTCCTGCGAGTTGACAAGCTGGTACGCCGTCGGGTCGAGGCCCTCGTACGGGGTGCCGACCGTGGTGATCCAGTCGTGGACGGGGATGCGCCGGACCTCGAACTTCCAAGGCTTGATCGAGGCCGAGTTGCCGACGTACCACGGGCCCGAGTTGGGCACGACGTAGCAGACGCCACGATACGCCGGGGTGTCGCCCGTCGTCGGCGGCACCTTCTGGTAGGTCGAGAGGTACGAGCTCACGGTCTGCGTGTCGGTGCCGCTCTTGAAGAGGAGCGTGCCGCCCATGCCGCCGTTCCCGCCGACATCATCGCCGCCGAGGAAGTACGGGAGCGACCACGTCTCGGTGCCGTCGTGAACGATCGGCGTGCCCGTACGGTCGAAGAGAACCGAGTCGCCGACCCAGACCTTGCGAAGCTGATCGACCGGCCCACGGCATAGCGCGAACTGCATCCCGACGTAGTAGCGATAGCCGACGGTGACGGTGCTCGAAGAGAAGATGCCGGTCTTGATCTTCTCGGTGATCCCCGACGTGAAGAGGTTCCCGTACCAAACGACGTTCGGGCCGGTGATCTGGATCGTGCCCCAGACGAGAGGAACGGCACGGCCCTCGGTTGCCGTCGGGAAGTTGAAGTCGCCGAGGCCCGCGGGCTTCGCGTCTTCCATCTCCGGTTTCGGTCGGAGAAGCTCCGAGAGCACGAAGAGGATCGCGAAGATGAGGAGGGTGATGAGGAAGCCCACTACTTGAGTCCTGTCTGAAAGGGGTTCTTCGTGGGGACGAACGGGAAGCCGCCGAAGTTGATGAGGTTGTTGAACTTCGCTTGGCACGTCGTCGGGTCGTGAGCGCACCCGGCGTACACGCGCACGAGCTCGCCGAGCGGTGAGGTGCCGAAGGGAAGCGCGACCGTCACGAAGTCGGTCGCGTGCGCGAGGATCACGCGGAAGTCGGGAGCCGACCCGGTGAGCTCGATGAAGCCCGCCGTGTAGTAGCCGTCGGCCTCCGAGCTCAAGCCGTCGATCTCGATCACGTTGCCGACGATCGAGAGCACCTCGGCCGTGACCCGCCAAGACGCCTCGGCGAGGCCGCACCGATCGTCGAAGAGGACGTGGTTGCAGACGGCCGAGTAGACATCGCGAGGGACCGCCTTCGAGAAGGCCGATTGCGAGGTGACGACCGAGAGCACGGCCTTCGTGCCGCCGTCCTCGAACGTGACCGACTGCACGAGGCCCGAGTACATGACCATCCGGGCCTCGGTCACGTCGAGGATCTGGATGCGCTCGACGACGATCTCGACCGATTGCCCAGGGACCGAGGCGATGAAGAAGCGGACGACCGGCGTCGAGGCCGGGAGCGTGATCTCGACCTGTTGGTCTTGATCCTCTTGCGACTGGGGCTGCGCGGTGCGTGAGAGCCCCGCGAGCGGCTCCCACGTCGTGCCGCCGATCGTGACCGCGAGGGCCCCGCTCGTGTAGTACCAGACCGTCGACCCGAGCGTGACCGTGTAGAGCTCGACCGGCTGCGAGGTCTCGACCGATGTTTCGTAGCTTTCGTAGGTCATTCGCCGAGGACCGAGGTGAGAGGGATGTTCACACGAGCACCGGCGCGGCCGGGCTCGTACCGGAGCGAGACTGTATCACTCGCGAGCCTCATGTTCTGGAGGAACTCGATGCGCTGCACGTCGGCGAACGCGTGCGTCGCGGGCCACGTCGTCGAGAGTTGGACGTACTCCTCGGTCTGATCGGTGTCCGAGGTGACGGCGATGATCTCGCGGTCGTAGACCGTGCCGTCGTTGATCGTGACCCGAATCCAGTCCCGATGGCCGTTGCCGAAGACGTAGCCGACCCCGGCGAACTGGACCGAGAGCGAGTCGCTCCCGCTGTTGAGGTCGGCGATCGGGTCGAGGTCGTCGCGGTTGGTGGGCATGTAGAAGCTCGTTTGCTGCCCGCGGAGCGAGTAGAGGAGAGCTCGCACGTCCCAGAGCTTCTCGATGCCCTGGGGTGCCCACTGCTTCGGCGTCTGGAAGCGGCCGTTCGCGGTGAAGGCGAACTTGTCGAAGAGGCCGGTGTCGGCGTCGATGACGGTGATGTCGGCCGCGATGGCCTCGCGCACCGAGCCGCGGCCGATCGCGTTGCAGTCGTCGACAAGCGGCTTCGAGTTGAGCGTGCCCCACGCGGTGAGGTCCGAGAGGTCTTCGAGGATGTCGAGGATCTCGAACTCGACGTTGAGGTCGCCGAGGTGGTTCGGCCAGCGGGAGCCCCGCTGTTGATTGGTCGCCTTGCCGAGCTTGACCGGCATGACGAGCGTGCCCGCCGGGAAGTCTCCGACCATCGGGTTTACCGGCGTGATCGTGGTGCTCGTGAACGAGTCGATCTGGAAGATGTCCGGCGCGAGGCCGGGTGCGAAGACGACCGCGACGCCCCCGGCGACGAACTGCCGGAAGCTCGTGTCGCGGACGTTGATGATGACATCGCTCGCGGCCTGCGCCGACGAGAGGATCGTGCTCTCGTGCCAGAGCGGGATACCCCACGTCGCGCCGGGTCGGCCGAGCATGGAGTTGTGAAGACGCACGAGGTAGCCGTCGCCGTCTTCGTCGCGGAACTTGAGCTTGTACGTCACGCGAGGAACGCGTCGAAGGCTCGCCCGCTTCTCGGTGCCGTTCTTCGAGCGGAGCACGTCGGTCAAGAAGCCGAGCGTC